ATTTCTATCTTGCATTCTAAGATGATGCCTTAATACTCTATGCATAGCCTCGTGGCATCTGACAAAATCCAATTCAGCCTCAGTTAAACTGTTGCTCCATTCTTTATTGTAGAATATAGACTTGCCATCTGTAGCCATTGTATCAATATCTGATTTCTCGATCATTGGCATTTTAAAAAGGATTGAGGCATAAAATCCCCAACCCTTTTTCTCTTTATCTACCATCAATCTTACATTAGATCTTGATATTTTGGTTTTGATATCTCTTTCCATAGTATCTCCTATAATACGATATCTCTAAGTTTCTGATCAGTAGCCATGTAAGTTCTTAATGCTTTATTTTGTATTAAGTCTCTATTCTTGGCTACACTATCTTTGATAAAGAATGCGACAAACTCCCCATCAATTCTACTGACAAACTGCAATATAGCACCCATGTTAGTATCATTGACCTTGTTAACTAACCCAGAAACTGTAGCGTACTGAATAGCTATATCAGTAGGAACTTCTATAGTTGTAGGGTTCTTAACAATATCATCTAAGTCTGGGCATTTCTCATGGATATTTAAATGAGTTGTCAAACTTGCTGATGCTGTTTCTCCAATCTGGCAAGCAATAGCATGATATTGAGTGTCATCATCTAACTTCCATTGAAGTATATCACTAACCCTCTCAAGAGATCTTGGAGTTGGAAAAGCGTTAGCGTCTCTATCAAACTTATGCAAGAACTCTGGTTGAAATCTTACCCATGATACTATTCTGCTATCCTTAGCTTTACTAAACATATAACTAGCGAAGTCTTCGAGGTTAGCCTCAATCTCGATAGTTGTAAGTCTATCTTTTAAATGCATTGGCATTTGATTAGTGCCAGATCTGTCTGACATTCTATTGCCTGCCGAAATTACAAAATCTCCAAGAGGAATTTTATAATCGCCAACTCTATACTCGTTACAGATCTGAGCAAATATATTTTGATTTAAGATTGGTGCTTGAGGCAATTCATCAAAGAAATAAATAACTCCAACATAACCTTTATCTAATATAGCTTTATGCTCTTCATCAGATAATAACCATTTAGGTCTGAGAACTTTCATGCTGTCTCCATCTGGCATTTGCATACCCCCAATATCAGTTGGTTCATACTGTGCAAGATTAACTTCAACAACATACATTTTAAGTTCTTCTGCCACTTCTCTAACAAGGTAAGATTTACCAATACCCATAGCACCCAATAAAAAAGGGCATATAGGAAGTTGACCTTTTGCTCTATCCTTAGTCTCAAGAATAGATTTTACTATGATTTTTTTTGCTGTTTTTATTCTCAATTTCATCTCCTATTGATTATTGATTTTAAAAGTTTTGTCTGCAATTTTTAGATTGATGTTACCTACATCTAATCTAAATCTTCGATACTCTTTTTTTCTGTAGTCGAAGACAGTTACAAGGTAATCTTTATCTCTGTCTTCATGCTTGAAAACTCCCCAGAAATCTCTGGTTGTGCCATCAAGTTTAGTGAAAGTACCACTCACTATTTTGCCTTTGGCAAATTCTATTATTTTTTTATGCTTATCCATATTATCTCCTTTTGTTAGTTATCAAATAAACAAGCAAGGGCAGTTAATAACTGCCCTAATTTGTGTATTCGATTAAGAGGCTAGAGCCTCATCTAATCTATTGATGATATCGTTTTCCCCTTTGACCTCAGACAAAGACTTAGAGTTAGCCTCGTCATGCTTTTGTCTTTCTCTTCTTTTGTCTTCGAGGACTTCCCAAATAGCTTGCACCTTTTCAGCGTCAATATCTGTAGGGATATAAACTTCCTCTTCAGTAATCGAGCCATCATCTTTTTTGATCTTTTGCTTTTTGGTTTTGCCAAATAACTTTCTAGCTATTTGCTCTGCCAGATCTTGATCTTTCTCATCACTAACAGCCTTTTTTAAATCATTCTGAGACTTGATATTTTTGTTAGCGAATACAGATAATACAGCGTCTGCTGTTGCTTGAGTTGGTATCTCATCATCAAACTTAGCAATGAATTGAACAGCCTTTTCATATAAGACTTTAGCATTTGCTTTACTCATGCCAACATCATTGATTAGATCTGATCTGACGTTTATTCCTACATCTCTAGGTAGGTTATTACTCTCAGTTTTTTTATCTCTCCAGATAGGCTTTAAATGAGAAATGACAACTCCATATTGATCTAACTTCTGTTGCTGTATGGTTTCATAAGCATCTGCTCTTTCATCTTTTAACTTTTGAAAAGTGCTTTCTGATGCTGATAATCTGTCAATGTTTTGTTGAGACATTGAAACTACAATATTTTTTTCACTCATATTTTACTCCAATTCAAATGAAATGTTAGGTGTTACTAGTTCTACGTTTAAACCCATAGAAGTTATTATTTTTAACTTCTCTGGTGTTAAGGTTTTGGTTTCAGTTAACTTAGCAAATTGCTTAGATAACTCACAGCTAGGGTAAAAATGCTGTTTACCATAATGAGACTTGATCTCAATTTTAATTGTATCAATCATACTAAATCTCCACTTTGTAAAATTTACCATTGTCATCTTTGACAGTAACGCTTGCGAAATCATACAAGTTAGTTACGTTCCCTACACTTATGTTTAACTTTGTTAAAGAATAACCCATAAGTGATAAGTCATTTATAAGTTGCTTGTAGGTGCTGTTCTCCACCACCATATCCCATAACAACTGTTTTATTTTTATGTTAGTTAAAATTTTCATAGCATCTCCTATTTTGGTTACAGTTCAAATGAACTAGCAAGAGCAGTTAGTAACTGCTCTAAGTAGTTAATTTGATTAGTATGGAAAACCATAGTTTTCAGCACACTTTTTGCCATAGCCATTCTTGATTGATCTATCATCAGTTAATTCTTTACTGCACATAGAACAATGATTTGACATCTTGCCATGATTAATTGCACTTCCAAGAGGGTCTTCAGCTATTGCCATAACTGTATCAATGGCATCTTGAGATGCCTTTAAAATTGGCATAAAAACTTTATTCATAATCTTGCCAACATACGTTTTTTCTTTATCTCCATACTCATTAATGCTCTTATGCTTAACGTAGATAGCACCTTTATTTTTTGATTGCTCACTAGCTAAAGATAAAATCACATTGCCACAATGAAATCTTGGTTGTTTTAAACCATTGCCAATAGCAGTTTGAAACAACTGCTCAATCTTGGTGGTATCAAAAGACTTTTTCATTTTTTCTCTTTTGATTTTATTCTCAACCATTTTATTAAGCATATTCTGAGCAGATGAAATCTGCTTTTCAGATAAGAAATTTTTTCTCTTATACTGCATAACAAGACTACTAGCAAAAGAGTTCCAAGAACTAATGCCCTCTAACTCTTCAATTAATTTTGGTAAGTATTCATAATTAGTCATAAAATCTCCTATTGGTTATTGCTCATCAACTGAACAAGATTAGACAGAATTAATATCTGTCTAACTTTGTTAAGTTGTTGGTAGTTTGATAAACCCAAATTCCATCAGTTGAAGAGGCTCGTTTTTTCTCTAAATCCCTTTGGCAGTTTATCGTTATGGCTAGGTTACTTTCGTTTCTAGTGGCAAGAGACTATTAGCTTATTGGGTATCGTCTAGTCTGATTTCTCAGTTAAAGGGTTTCGCCTAAACATCTTAGAGTTCCCATCTCTTACTTTGGGTTGCCAACCCTTTTTGATTATGGCTAGTATCTCCTATAAAAAAAGCCTTACCATTTATATATACTAATAATCATAATATTCAAGTGCTTTATTTACATTATTTTACTTTATTTTACATTATATTATCTATATGTACTGTAATCCTTAGTGGAGTTAAAAAACGCTGAAACACTTTTTTAGGATAAATCATAGCTAAAAGGTGTTAATCCTCTGTATGGCGTTTATTTGGCGTTTAAACAGCATTCTATATAAATTGCTAACTTTTATTTATTTAAAATTTTATTGGCGTGGAAATTTATGATAGATTTCTAGAAGTGAAAGTAACTTTTAATAGGATTT